TCCAGGCTCGCTTGCATTCGCATCAGTCTGCGAAACCCAAACTTTACCCTTATATGCCACGATAGCATCAGTGTCATAATGTCCCAAATCGGCTTCGGTTTGACTCCATCCAGTCGCCGACCCGTCAACAATTACCCGCACCGCCGCATCGCCGCTGGAATCCTCTGTGAACTTTGCCCACTCATTCTGGGCTGTTCTTGTGCTCATACTCATTTTATTATCTCCTTTACGACGATTTTAAGTTGTCAGGATTATTTTAACACAAACGGCGCCGCCATTCGACCACGTATCGAATTTAGCCTTTTCTCTGTCGGCCCGGCTGTTCTGGTTTGGAATTCCTGTCACACCCGCGGCAACTATTTTCACTCTAATAGCAGTTAGTCCGCTGACTGTCTTAGCGAACGCTGGTCTTAGACGCCACTTTATTTATTATTCGCCAATTTCAGCGGCGATCTGTTCTTTGACCTTCAGACGTGCAGCAGCCTCAAGTTCCTTGTCCTCTTTCATCTGCTTTTTCTGTAATGCCTTCGCAAGCTCTTCCTGATAGACACGATTTTCAATTTGCCGCTGCCGATTTTCTTTTTCCGAATAGCCGACCTTGTACCCTAATTCGTATTGGTATTTCATCACCAAGTCACCGGGCACCATTGCCGGATTGCCGTCTGGCCGGGTCATCATTATCTTTTCATCGTGCAGGCTCTCAGTCGTCCGCATTTTGTCCATTAATTGCTGTGCCATAATTCGCCCCTTTCCTTATTATTCCTCATAACTCTTTTGTAGGGTAAAAATTATTCTTTTCATTTTGTCCTCTTTTTGTGTGGTCTTGAAAATGAGGACGGGGAGATGAAGCCCGCCCTCATATAACCAACCAACCAACCAGGAGCTTCTAAGATACATCAGTCAGGAGATAACGACCCCAACTGTCATAAATTTCCACCGCTCGCCAATAGCCATATCCGACCAGATCAACACCAAGGTTTCGGATCACGTTGTCAGGGACAATATCAAAGATTCCCTTGTGACCAAGACCAATGGCACCCTTCGCATAGATAAGCCCAGCCGCATCACCACCGGAGGCCACATCCTCATCAATCTCATTGCTGACAAGCCACTTGATCCCGAAAGCATCAGACAAAAATCCTTTTGCTTTGTACTCTTCGCCCAATACACCGGAATCAGCGTCGGCATCGGTCACAATTGCCCGAAGTCCTTTAGCGCCCCAGTACTGTTTCGGACTGACCACGGCATAGATTTCACTCGGTGAATTTGCAGATTTCAGGCCGGATTTGGCAAGGAAAATGTGGTCAAGTGTTAAAGTAGTGCCGGCACCTGCAAGAGTATTGCTGAACCCGGAAGCCAGACTAACAATGTCATCCTCAAGTTTCGCACGGATTGCCGACGCGAAAAGCTGGGAGACATCACGGACAAGATCGCCGCTCGCAGATTTTAGGGCAAGCCAGCTCACAAAAGTAGCAATGAACTTTTCTTGCACCACTGCCTGAACAGCCGCATTGGTGATCTGTTTGTTTGTGGTGCTTGCTGTTCCTTCTGTCTTTGTTGCCACATCCGAACTGGTTACAGTGCCAAATACAGGAAAGTCAACTGTTGAGCCGGGCGCATTGGCCGCATCAACAATTCGCACTGTGTCAAGAATACCGGCTGTATCCTGCAGGATCATAAGCGCTTCGGCTTTGATCTCAGGAACTAACCCGGCAATATCCGTGAGTAAGGTTTCATTCCCCATTGAAATTTTCTCCTTTTATCGGGCGTAGCCTTTCGCTTTTCGCCACTCACGATACAGATCAGGATTCTTTTGCTGTAATTCAACAGGATCAGCATAGCCATAAAACTTCTCATCTTTGTTGACTTTGAAGTTTTGGCCGTTGCCTCCTGTCCTTTGCCCCGATACCGCAAAAAGACCTAAATTGCTGTACTCGTCAATTTTACCCAAAATCGCATCCACCTCATCAGGTTTCAGTGTGTCAGCAAGGTATTTGCCTTCAACCGGATCGGGAATCTTGACGGTGCTTTTCAATTTCTCAAAATCGGAATGCTCGGAAATTTGCGAAAGTCGCGCCGAAAGTTTTTGTTTTTTCTCGTTAATTACTTGCTCCTCAAGTCGCCGCAGCCGTTCATTTTCAGCTTTTATGCGCTTGATTTCTTCGTCATTCGATAACCGCTTTAGCTCCTCATCCTTTTCAGCCAGCTTTTCCTCATACTCTCGCAATTTTAGTTTGCGGGTCTTGGATTCATTGTTGACCGTCGATATGGTTTCAATTTTGTCTTTGTAATCCATCTCGATTTCTTTTAGGACAGGATTCAAACGGGCGGCATTTTCTTCGCCTAACTCTCTGCGGATCTCCGCAATTTTCGCCTCAATGGTTTCAATCATTCTCAGCTCTCCTCTGTGGCTACTGCCACGTTATATTTTATACACTTTTTAGATACTTATGCAAAGACTTTTTTTATTTACCTAATTTTATTTCAATTGTCTCTTTGCTCCAGGACTTTAGATTGTCGCCAATAAACTCATCGACGCTTGTATAGATGTGCTGCTCTTCTGCGTCGGATAATGTTTTACCACCGTCAAGCCCGATAATCTGATAATTTTTTTTGCCGTGCAGATTGGCCACCTTCTCAGCGTTCGGCCCCTCCCAGCCAAAAACAATTCCGTTATCGTTCATCTCATACGGCTGCAACCCCCAAAGCATTTTGTTCGTTAAAGTCATATCCGGTTTAGTGCTTTTAGATTCCTGTCGTTGCCCTTGCAAATTCAATCTTTTTTTGTCGCCACTCCCCTTCGCTTCTGCATAGCTTTCAGCATACGGCGCGAATTCTTCATCTTTGTAGTTTTTCCCGTCCTTCTGGACCCGTTTTATTATCATTTTGATAAGCCCAAAATTTCGGCCACCTATAAGCCGCTTCCAGAATTCTTTGGTAAATTTTACCGTGTCGGCAAGATTTTTCATTTTATATTTAAGCCCGGAAAAATGTCGTTAAAAAAATCTATGTTAGGCTTTTCTTTTTTAGGCTCAATAATCCGTTCAAAACATTCTTTACAGATTAATACAGTCCCAAGTCTTATTTTACCCTTTTCAATCTCTCCCAAATCTTTATGACAGTACCTGCATTCAAGTTTTTTCATTTTTGACACCTTTGTTTGTGGAGGTGGGCGGAATCGAACCGCCGTTCTGATCAGCTCCATTTGTTGGTTTACTGTCAGTCGAACCCTTCACACCCCCAAATATTCGTTCATAATTCCGCTCATAGTCTTTCGTTTGCGGACGTTGTTTGTATTGAAATTCTTTCACTCAAACACCTCTTCCCACTTGTGACGGCAATTGTACCCACCCGCTGCTGTAATTGCCGGCTCTCCGTTATCGTTCAACAAGCCATCAAGCTCCGACTTTGTAATCCGTTTGCCGTACCACTCCACACAAAATGGCCTGCTTGTCGGAATCAGTCCACCGCCGACATACTCAAACAATGTATCTTTTGGCACATCCGAAACAAAGTCAGCATAAGCAGTGCGCTCCGTTGTCCTTATTGCCGTATGAAGCAAACTGCCTATTTTCTCCTTAGAAAGATTGCTCAATTCATTGGCAAGCATTTGCCGCAAGCTCTCCTCACTGTAGTTATTCAAGAAAGCATCGGCTACAATCCTTTTAGCATTCGCCGCCGCCTTGCCAAGCTCATTGATAAAGAATTGTTCATCAAGCTGGCCGATTGCATAATTGATATTTTTGTTTGCAGACCTGGCTATATGGGTGCTGGCCGCTCCGACTGCTTTCACCAATTGTGCTCCGCCTAATTCGTCCCAGATCAATTGCTGCATTGGAAAGGTCGCTATTTCCTGTAATGTCGGTTCTTGCCGTATCAGATTCATCGAGACTTTTATGATAGCCAATTGTAATTTCTCAAATGCCGGAGCAAATTTGTTGGCCACTTTGTCTGCATTATCCATCATTTACACCATCATTTACATGGTCATTTACACCATCATTTACATTATCCATTATTCAAAAAGCCCTCGCACAAGCCTTTCTCCAGGTGCCTCCGGTGTCGCCGCCGTTGTCACATTCTTGTTTTTTTCAGCATTCTCAAGGATGACCGCTTCCGCCTCCTCAATCGTCAAATCAGAATCAACCTCTTTCACGTAATATTTCGCCCACGTCATAAGATTGTTTTTTACAAGCCAATCCGCTTTCGCCCTTTGTTCAGCACTATCAATTGGAAATTCGACATCTGCATAATTTATCGTGATGTGTTCAGGCAATTCATAGCGCCACTCAATCATTGATACAAGCCGCTCGACCTCGTACAGGTCTCGCTCGTAAATCCGGTAAATGTCCTTACTGTCCTCCCAATTATCCAATTGATCCATCTTTTTTACAACAAGCTGGAATCCGCTCGGTGCATCCGTCACCTGCAATTCAAGTTCAATCCCGTACATCTTGCCGGCAATCTGCAATTGTGCTGTAATGGCATCCACGAAAGCAGATGTCTTGTTGGGGAAGTCAACCGTAGCAAATTTGCTGCTTGGGTCGGGGAGTTTTGTTATGGTGTCATATCCGACCTGCAATTCAAATCCATCATCATTGATTCCCGTTGCATATACCCACGAGAAGCCCTGTTTCCGTAAATAGAGATTTAGATCCGTAAGAACAAAGTTTATCTTTTCGTTTGCATTCATTAACGGCTCAGCATCTGGGCTCCAGAAGTCTGAAAAGTTCATACCGCTATGCCAGAAGCTAAAAGGGATTCGCTCGTATCTCGTTTCAGTCGTCTCAATTCCATATTTGTAGTGTTGCTCAATGGATAGTTTGTTCATCTGCGAATCTGTTAGATAGTGTTCAAAAGGGAACCAGTGCTCCCATACCGACTCCGGGTCGTTGGTTGTTAATGGGTAACTTATACCGACCGGCATTGTCGGGTCAGTCGGGTCGAAGTGGGGCACAAAGTATTTTATCAATTTGTAGTCAAATACTTTCTCCTCTTGATACGGCCTCACAAATATTGCCACATTGCCCAAAAGATTAATTTGCCGCTCATTCTCTTTCAGCGCTGCGTTCTTATCCTGTGTCGCATTTTGATAAAAATCATTCTTTGCTTGCAATGTGTCTTTGCGCTCAGGTTCACCAATTACCCTTGTCGCCGGTTGCTTATACACCATCGATATTTTATTGATGACATATTTTGTCAGCGGCGTAAATGATGCCGGGATGTCGGCATCTTTGAAATCCTTTGACACATAGGCCAATTGATCGCCGGCATAATAAGCGGCCAATTTAAAAAGCATTTCTTTCCGGGCCTGCTCTTGGGCCAAGATCATTCTTTCATACATTTCTTGCAAAATTCGCATTTGTTCCCGTCCATTTTTGACTTGTTGCAAAACCCCTTGATAAACCATATTTGTAAAATGCCGGGTATGTCCCAGCATCAAAGGCATGTGTCAGGCTGTGATCACTGCCCTCAAATAGCTCTCCATTTTTCCACGTCATTATCTCACAGTCACGGATAAAGTTCTTACATTTCGGACTAATCGAGACACGGCCATTTTTTATCAATGAAATAAATGTGTTCACCCTATCCTTTACAGGCGGATTGGCAAGGCCACACCGGATATTAAACCCCGCATCTCTTAGAATCTGGTGATCACTTTTGAAACTACTGCTTTTCCTGCTCTTGCCGCTTGCATCCGGATAGCAGTTTACAGCCTTTGGATAACGCTCTTTTATCGCTTCTGCTATCTCAAAGGTATTTGAATTCATTGGCATCTTGATTTCGTCAATGTATCGCAAATAGCCATTGTTATCAACAAATATTTCAGCAGTCATGTGGTCAACGTTAAAATCAATCCCAAATTCAACGGGATAATATTTCATCATTTCGGCCTCGTTGTCCCGCTCTTCTACAATGTCTCGTGTGAAATTTGTCACCGCCCGCCCAGCCTGAAGATTGATAAACTCCCCATCAATGAAAGCCTTCACTTGTTCCTCTGTATATAATTTCAACAGGTTTTCTATATAGCTTTTCGGCAAGGCGTGGGCGTCCCTCGTGCTTCCACGAACAAACCCTATATCAATCTTGGAATCAAGTGTCAAATCATATCCCCAGTTAAGCTGTTCAGGCGTCCCGGTCATTCCTATTTCCCTGAGATTTGCCTGTGGATGCCTAACTCTGGCATTGATTTGATTGAACACCTCACGGTCTTGGATAAATGGTTCGTCAATATAGGCAGCTCCCAGATTCAGCCCTTTTAAACTGTCAGGATTTTCACCGCTGCCAATCCATATTATCCCATTCCACCCGGTCAATAAAAATTCCTTGTCCATCTTGTTATAGCTATATTTTATGCCAGCACCGTCTAAAACCGACGTTAATATCGGAATAATTGTCTTTTTTGCCATCTCATAGGTCGGTGAAACAAATTGGTTCGGGATTCCTTGGTTTATGTAGCTCGCTTTTATAATACGCTTTGCGGCAATGAATGTTTTTCCGCTGCCATAGCCACCAACCAAAAGTTTGATAAAATTATCAAGCTCCCACCATTTGCGCTGGTGAGGATACATCAAGTCTTTTCTGATCCGATATATCAAATGTCGATAACCTCGTCTTTATCAATCTCTTGTGTCCGCATTGTCGCAATCGGCGTACCCTCCAGGCGATTAGCGCAGAATTCAACCGCCCACCGCTCCCCCTCATAAGCCTTCTGCACTACCTTTTTTAGAATAATCTTTTTCCGGCTTTGTCCGTCTATTTCCTCATCAAGGATTTCACGGAGCAGATCAGGTATTGTCATTTCTTTAGGAGGTCTGCCGGGGCCACCCGGGTTGCCTTTTGCGAATGTACCATCCGAATTACGCCCGTTTTTATCGGGATTAGTCATAGTGCTCTCCATTTCGCTTTATCTCAATGCTCGGATCAAGTTTTCGCATCCTGTCAACAATGACCTGACA